CGCTGAGTGTTCGATATCCGCAATAAGCGGAGGTATTCCCATATAATCTTGTAAGCTTTCAACTTCGTATCCTCCCGGTAATGATGTACAGGTTGGTATTAGATAATCGTTTGAATCATCCGGATTATCTTCAGCACCGTTGAATTTCTCCCAGTTTACCCAGACCTGGCGTACGGGTACTTCGAAGAAGAATGTTTCGAAATACATATTATCGAGAATTGGAGTTAGTGGTGTGTTGAGCCGGGCGAAGAATGAAGAATTTAGTTGGAATGTATCTCCGGGCAATGCCTCGTCGACGAAGATCGGTATTAGATACCCTGCGTCGAATGTTGTTTTGAATCCGTGTGATCTGTCGAATTTGGACCGCTGAATATTTGCGGATGGAGCCATCGCGAAATGTGATTGGTTTACGCTTTGCATTCTCATAATTCAGGATTCCTTAGTGAAAGACCGGTGGCAATCGACTTTATATGATCCTGCGTTATGGTACCAGTCGCATCGTCGTATATGCCCAGATTAAATAGCGTGTAGTCTTCCGGATGCTTTCCAAAAGTATGACCATCATCATTCACGCAATCTCCAAAAGTCCGGATTGCCATTGGCTCGGCATGTTGGAAGTATGGGGGAGTATAGGTGTTTGCTTTTGTATCGAATACTGCATATATGTTATGTTTCATTTTCAAATCTTCTCTTTAATTGTTTATAATTGATATGTTTTATTTTCTCCCGGACTGCTAATCGTTCGGGAGTATTATTTTCGCTCATCCTTTTAGCTCTGACTTTGCGTTTCTCTTTTATTTCTTCAATATCGCCTCCGCGTATTTCATGTAATTTGTCATAATACCTTGGTGTTTTTATCTTTTGCCCTTTGTAAATGAGGAAATCTGATGGATATACATCATTTGAATATTCTTCCAGCCAGTTCTTTCCGATGCCCGGTCTTAATGACATTCGATTATATTCTGGTTCTAAGTGATGTATTTGGCCAGTAACCGGACAGGTCGTCGTATAGTGATCGTGTGCTTTCTCACCTGTTATCTTCTTAGCAATGTAGCGTGCAGTGTACGCGGCAGTTTCGAAATTGAGTTCACCGATCGTGCAAAATCCTTTGCCCCAAAGTTTTTCAAGAATCTCAGAGGTAAACGTTAGAATTCCCTCTTTTTCTTCGAATATCTCCTTATCCGGGAAATCTAGCCCGAACAGGCAGATGTGATAATGGGGACGATTCAATTGTTCCCCATATTCCCCGCACATATAGTATCTCAGAGTCCGAGAAGCATATTGTTTCCTTATCCGTTTTAAGAAGTCCGTTATATGCCACGGAATAAGCGTGCCAGTCTGGGGCAGGTGTTCTTCTGAATATGTCAGCGTAATAAAAGAGTTTTGTTCGTGTGATTGAATCTCGTTTGTGCATCTGATAGCCCACGACAGTGAGCGGTCCAGCCTGCAACCGATACACGACCCGCAGGGTAATTGGATTGGATTTGTCGAGTGTGCGTAATCCGGTTTGAATAAAATGCGATTCTTGCCGGTCGAAGTGAGTTCTGAGGAACGCCATGCTTTCAAAGGTCGATAGCATGGCATTAGATTGTTGGATAATCTAGATAATGAAAATCTACAGCCGGCCGCCGCCCCGAGTCGGTGTCGCGCGAAGATTCTTCTTGTGAACCCGTGTTCCCCTCTTGAAATTCCGTCGAGAACTCTTCTTGTTCATCGGTGAACGTTTCATATTTAATCCTCTTATTCAGACAGTGATGCATAGCTTAGTCTCCATTTAGGTTAATTGGAAGTGTAGAGGATTGTTATAAAGTCCCCTAGCGGTGACTTTTGTTTTTTTACGTCACTGGGTAGTGACGTGTTGTGTTTTTAGGTGACTTTTTTGTTTTGGTGTCACCTAGCACATATACATCAAGTATAGGATATGTGCTTTTGCGATTTTATCGCTATTTTTGGAGAGTTGACCACAGGGCTTAACTACGCCCTGGGGACAATCTCCTAGAGAGTTTGTATAGATAATTTTTTGTTTAAAGTTGCATTTAGTAGGTTTTTGTTGAAGTTTAGACGGCGCACCCATGAAAGGTGCCCGTATACGTTGTAATTGTCTGTTATTGGCCGTTAGCCCCCCTTTTAGTCGTGGAGTGTTGGGGGGCGCGGCCTTTTGTTTAAGTTGTTTGTGGTGTAACTGGTGAAGTTACAGGTGTTGTTGGTGTTGTTGGTGTTGTTGGTGTTGGTGTTTCCGTTATTGGTACTGTATTGGCTGATTTTGAGATTGGTTTTCCCTTTTTAGCCAATCCTAGTTTTTGCATCTCCTCGTTATTATCCGGGTTTTGGACGAAGTCCAAAAATTTACCCGGATTATTTTCGAATTTCTTTCGAATCGTGGATGGTAGTTCTTCGAACATTGAATCCGCATCTGCAATGATATTCAGAGCATCTTGAAGCTCTATGCTTGTTGTATCTCCATATTTTGGAGCGTGTTTAGCGTAATGCGATATCGCTCCTGCCTTTTGAAATTTTGCCATTATTTTGTTTATGTTACATTCATCTTTAAATGACTGTTTTGTAAGTGATATCGGGTCTTGAGGTGTATATAATCGTGGCATTTTATTTGTCCCAGTAGTTAGTATGGAGGCTTCTTCTGCCTCTTTTTCTCATCCACGCTATCGCGCTGGCTGTTGACGTTCCTTTATATTCCCCATATCGATTGTTGTATTTTGAATATGGGCCCATTATTTCAACCTCTTTTGCTGAGGTCTGATCGTTTCCGAGCATCTCTTTTACATCGATCCCTAATTTTTTTGCTAAAGACTTTATATCCACGCCTAGTGAATCAGCTATACCTTTCCAGTACTCAGCTGGATTTATTTCTGATCTCGTTTTCGCCGCCGCGGCTTCCGCCTGATTGATTTGAGCTTTTTGCAGTTTTATCTGCAGGCCGGTATTTACACCGGCACCGGCGATGTTTTGAGCTTGACCCATGGCGCCCCCGGGAGAGGAGGCGCCTTGATTCGCTGAAAGTATTGGATTTAGGCCTGCGGCTCTTAGGTCTTCAATTTGTCGTTGGTGGGCTGTTGAGGACATTCTTTCTTGAAAGTCCATTTGACCCTGAGCCATTCTTTGTGAGGATTTTTGCTGTTTCGAGGCACCGAGGGCGCTGAATGCGCCCCCGATAAGAGCGCCCAGAAATCCACCTTGTTTTTTCAGTTTTGGTATTGATTTCATTATAGTTTATCCAAGCCAGGTATGCCGTACATCGGCATTGGTCGAACGCATATTAAATTGAAGTACGAATCGAGTTTAAATTGGGGCTCTGCTGGCGTTGCGACTACTCGATCAAGAGGTGGATTGTCCTGTATGAACAGGTCATTAAGCTGTGGCGCAGTTGCGAAATCCTGAGATAAATGCCATACGTCAAGACTTTGTGGGTCGGATGACCGGAACTTTCCGGTAATCATTGATGGTTTGAATCGATATTCTGCAAATCGTTCCTGATATCCCCATACAGCATCATCATCTACGTCAACGCCAGTGGCCCAGATTTCTTTTTGCAATACTTCTTGCTCACCTATTGTGGATAGTTCCGGCCAGTAGTGGTCAAAGCGTGTCTGTCTTGACCACATCCGATTAAGGCCTTGTTGATATGTTAAATCGGCTCGAACGTTGGCGAGTCCGATTATTATTGAATGTTCGGTGAATGATCTTACAAATCCGTGGTTTGCTGCTTGAAGTGTTCCGAATCCGCCTAGTGTTCCGAGTATATCTTGACCGACATCTAGATCTTGGGTTGATTGCGCGACTGGTGTGATATTTATCATTGTTCGGCCACCGCCTAGATAACCTGGTCTTTGCAATCTTAGATCTGGAGATACTACTTTGAAGTGATTTAGAATTACCTCGATATATCTTGTTCCGCCTCTAGCATCTTTTTCGAATAGCCTTTGTACCGCAATTGATTGCCTAAGCTGGTTTATTGTTGCCGCAGTTGCTTCTGATAGGTCTGCTCGAATATTTGGAAATCCTGGGTTATCTGGATCTTCTTCTATGTATGAAGCATCCGGTGTAACCCCTGTTGAATATTGTGAATTTGCATAAATCGGAGATCCTCCGTCCGTCTCGGCTACTGTAGCGCCCACTACGGGATAAGTTGATAGTGGGTTAACCCCGATGCCGGTTATAGGCGCAGAAGTGCCTAGCGGGAGCTGTACGCTGCCTGAGTCCGATTTTTGAGGCCATGGTAAGGAACTCGTGAAGTAATCGAAACGCTTCCCACGCCTTGTAAGTTTATATGCGGTCGGATCATCTGGTCCATCGTCCTTGGGTACCGGTAGTGAATCCTGAAGGTTTTGATCTCTAAACCAGGTGTTGT